GCTCCTGAGCGTGATTTTGGGCCATCGTGGCAACCTCGTGCGCGAGCCTTGCCTTCTGATCCTTGTCCTCAATAAACTTATCTAGCAGGCCAGTCACCGGCCCAATCAATGCTTGTATCATTTTTTCACCGTCTCATGATTTAACCAAACTGCAAACATGCCACTGAAGCAACCGCATATCGTGCTAACAAATGCGGTTTGCTGTGTTGTCGCAGATGCTCCAAGATCGTACATAAACCAGCTTGCCGCTTCCCAAACCAGCAGGCTGCTTAGCAGCATCATTCCACGCGGCAATAATTTCCAGCGCAAAAAGCGCTCCATCGTTATTTCAGCCATCAGCCAGCGCCCTAAACCTTGCCGTGATTCGCTTTGCCCGATTAGGCGTCTGGTCGAACCAGCGCGAATCCTCAGCCTCGGCGGCCACAGTTAGCCACGCTTTTGGATCGTCCATAGCCTCAGCTACCGCAGCCCACATCTTGACAAACTTCGAGCAGCGTGGGTATCCAAGCTGGAATGTCATGTTGCAGAGGCATAGGGCTGCGTCTGGATAACGCAAATCAAGCTCATTAAAGTCAACGCCAACGTTACTGCATAGTCTGCGACAATCCTCAATCGTGACTGCTATATCCAGATTGAACCGCTTTCGGACGCGATCCTCAGACACAGGCGTCCCAACCGGCAGGCCGTATTCTGGATCATGTTCTTTTACCAGTCCTCCAATTCCAAATGTCGGCAATCCAAGATGATCTAAATAAATTATATGCTCGCCATCATCGTTTTTTACGACACCCTCTTCGGCAGCGATCTCTTCTCTAAGCGCGTCTTTATTCATCGCCTCATCTCCAGAATCGTATCAATCGTTTTAGCCCAAGAATCACCTTCTGCCTCAGCCGTGAAAACCGACTCACGCAGGCGCAGACTGTATTGCCGTACACTTGTAATCGGCATGAACAGGCACCGTCTTGCATTGGGGGAAACAAGGCAGAGAACATCATAATCATCCTTCGTGGGTAGTTTTTTCTTTTTACTTCCGTGGCCCAGATTAAAATGGTGACGCGGAGATCGACCATCAGAATCGCCCAATAAATTCGCAGCCTTTGCCTGCACCCTGACCCAATTTTGACCATTCCAAGCCACCATATCTATTTTATCTTGCTGTGCCATCGAGACGCGCCAGCCCTGTGCAAGGATAGCGGCTGCGGCCAAAAATTCGCCAATCAACCCGGTCGTGGTCTCACTCATCTAAGCCCTATAGCTCCAGCGCTTGACACCATCACCGCGATGAACAAACCTATCACAACAACCGTCAAAATCAAAATAGCCAGACCGATTTTCATGTTCTCAATAGCTTCGTCATGCGCTATAGCGGCTTGTTTAGCAGCGGCGAGGCGAGCCGCTTTCTGTTCGCGCAGAGCCTGATTGTGATGATTAATAATTTCTTGCCACGTTGATGGCTGATCGGCTGGCTTAGGCCAGCGCATGTTAATCATTTGGGCCACGGTCTGCATTTCCTCATTGAGGCGCTTCGCCTCCAATATAGCGTCAATGCTGCCCTTAAAGCTAACGTCACCGACCCCGGCTTGCTTGTTGCGTTCCTCGTTTAGCTTTTTTTGAGCCGAGAACAGCGTGCCGATCTGCTCCGACAAATCAGCCACCGACTGAACATCGTTAACTCTAGCCTTAATAAAGGCTATGGCATTAGACGCGGCAGATACTGCCATCAGGGCTGTGCTTATCGGCTCCATTAGGACAGCATACCTTTCCTGAGGGCTTTACACTTCCAACTAATCGGCATCAGACCGTGAGCCATTTCACCAATGTCTCTGCCCATAGTCATCGCTCGTTCCTCACAAGCCTCTATTGTGGCATATGGCCCACGAACATCGTGAAACTCAATACATTCAGTTGGGGCTGCTATCGCACAAGCAAGTACGATTGCTTTAAACACGACCTTGTAGCTTTTTGATTATGACTTTGACGCTATCGGTTTCAATGATGCGTATCAAGACCCAAATCCCGGTAAACAAAGCCACAAAATCCGGCACCATAGCCATATAGGCCGCAAACGTGCCGGTGCCAGCAGCAACATCCAGAATGACTTTGTTTTCTTCGTTCATAGTTTTACTCCGGCTTAGTCGGCCAAGTTACGCTAAAAGGAAAGCCAGCTTGTGATGGTATGTCACGCAGAGCTTGGCGATAAGTAGTCCAAGCGTCTGTAATGCGGTCAGCTAGTGCGTAAACATCTGATTGCTGCAACAGCGAGTCTCTCTGATTACGAACTAAGTAATCTTGTTGTGCCGCATTTTCTGAATTAACTGCCGCAATTTCATCTTCACTTAAAGTAACCTCGACACCATTTACAACTTTTATCATAATAACTCCTATGCCGATTTTCTGCCATAAAGCGTTAAATTCGCTCCGGCTGGAATGTTGCTCCAAGTTGACAGAATTTCGATCTTGTCGACTGTTACCCCTGACGCTGGCGCAGCTACCGCCCCAACTTCACAAATTGAATTTGAGGTTGAGCTTGTATATCCGTGACCTAATAATTGAAATGGTTTATTAGTTAAACCTATTCCCCACATATCAATAACAGCGGAAAAATATCTGGAGTTGAATTCACGCACCAATTCAATGATACTTTCGCTAGTTCCATTGGTTTGACTTCCACTTGTGCTTCTATGAACAGTCATACCAGTTATTTGTGTCGCACCATCATAAACCTTTATGTTAGGTCTATTGCTTTGCGCTGAACCTAAATCCCAGTTCATAACTAATTGATAGGTTATGTAGTCATCATTTAGGTTATCAAAAACCACAGAAGTTGTAGAACTGCTGGTTGTGGTGTGTGACACCAATTCATAAGAACCACCCCCACCGCCGCCAGACTGAGCAACCCAATCGTAATCAGAGCCGTTCCAACTAAGAACCTCATTCGTTGCTGCGGTTGATGTGTTTAGATGGGTGTCAACATCGCTATCGCTGTATGAGCCGCCAGACACGGCAGCCCACGTTAAACCACCAGCCGCACCAGATTGCGCCGTTAAAGCATATCCATTTGTGGGAGCATTAGAGACTTTTAGATTAGCTTCATCAACAACATTATCAGCAATAACCGTTGCGCCATCGGCTGTGCTGGTGACTTCGCCAGTATGATTTGGATGTACATAGTTATTTGCGCCTGCTGCAATGCCATCGAGCTTGGCACCATCTGTAGCCACATCTCGTCCATCAAAAGTCGAGTTGGTTGTGATAGCCCCTGTCATTGCACCGCCAGTGCGTGGCAACGCTGCGTCAGCGGTTGTGCCTTGTGCCGCTGTGGCGTAATCAGTGGATGCTATCGTTGCTGCTGTGCCTAAGCCAAGGTTTGATCTAGCAGTGCTAGCACTAGCAAGGTCACTGAGATTGTTAGCTGCCAGCAAATCACCGCCGCCACCAGCCGCAATCCAGTCATAGTCAGAACCGTTCCAGCTTAGTAACTCACCACTTGACGCAGTGCTTTGGTTAAGGTGGGCATCAACAAGCGGGTTTACATTCCCCGCGTCTGTAACATCTGCTGACGCCTCAATACCATCTAATTTTGTTCCGTCTGTCGCTACATCTCTGCCATCGACTAAGCCTGATACATTGATATCCCCTATTACCCCGACACCAGTATTTTCAGTCGCAAACTTTTCAACTCCATTATAGAATAATGCAACATCTTGTGTTGGTGTAAACTGAATATAATTTACATCTGCCGTTAAGTTTTTTATATAGCTAGGATTTTTACTGCCGACAGTTGGACTTGTGTCTGCAAAACCTATAACGGCTCCCTCTAAATTGTTTCGATAAATCTCAATATTTGCTGTGTTAGGATTAGCACCGCTAGAGGGAATTGAACCGAAAGCCGCTTTAGTACCATTTTTAAAGAGTAAATGTCTTTCTGATTGATCAAACAGAATATCATAACCACCGTTAGACAGCGTTAAATCACCAGTTATCGTGCCACCAGTGACAGGCAAGTAACCAGCAATCTCACTGGCAGCAATTACCCAAGCAGCACCCTGCCAAACCTTTAATGTGTCTGAGGTTGTGTTGTAAAATAAATCGCCTACATCATTATTTGATGTGGGGTCTGTTGCTCCAACACGGTAAACCTGAGAAAAAGTAGTAACTTCTGTTATGTTGTTGGCTACCGTAGTAACATCAGCAGCAACACCCGCTACTGTGGTTATGTTAGAAGCAATGCCTGCAACCGTGGGAATGTCAGATACAACAGTAGCCGTATTGCTAATAGCGTCAGTGGCTACAGTGCCATCCTCAATATCGGCTAGTGTCGTAATGTCAGCGGCCAAGGCTGTCATAGTTGTAATTCCAGACACCGTTGGCCCTTTGATCGGGTTGCCGTCGGTGTCAAATGCCAGAACCGCGTCAACGCGATCAGCCTTGGCGGGCAAGGTCATGTCAAGTGTGCCGCCGTCAGCCACCAGTGCCGGGTCATAAACTGGCGCTCGCATTGAGCGCTGACCTTCCTCGGCCAGTTGCTGGTCAAAAATGGTCAGCGCGTCAAGCTGCTCATTGAGGCTCGATGCAAGCAGGTCACCGGCTGTTACAAAGTCTGTGACGCGCTCAATGTCACGCGCTCCCACGACAATGACTTGATCCGCTGCTACTGGTGTTTGTGGCACGTTGCCACCAACATTAACAATCAGCGTCACAGACCCGGTGCCGTTGGCGTTAATCGTGACGGTGTAATCTGTCGTGATTGTTAGTTTAGTCTCGTTGAAATAAACAGCTAAATCGTCTTGATTTAATATTTCAAAAGTAAACGCATACGGCCCAACGCCTGCCGAGCCAGTAAACACGCGGCGGCGTGTAATTGCGTTAATGTTGTAATCAGCCATTGCGTTGCCTCATTTCAATTCTGGGATTATAAACCATTTGTTGCCTGTAGTCTATTGCAGTGCAGCCGCCTTAATCGCAAAGTCTTCATCGCTTAATTTAAGCTGCATTTTTGCTCTTTGTCTAAACATGCTTACACGATTAACAATCATCGTTAGTTTATCTTCTTTGCTAAATGTTTCTTTGTAATAATTTGTCCCAATCATAGCTTCTAGGCTTGGCAACAATGTGGTCGATATATCATAACCATCATCACCGGGCATATTGCCGTCTGCGTCCATTTTGCTTTGGTAGAGAATAAATTTGTTATATTGGTCAGCATTGAGCAAAACACCATCTGGCTTTTTGTCTGGCATAGTGATGCCGCCGCCAAGACTTTGCAACTCTTCATCAACCGGCGAATATTTGCTTTCTTGGATGCGAACAGGATTAACAAATTCCCAGCCAGACCCAGAACCAACCATCATTGGCTCACCCCAAAGGTTGAGCTTTGGCGGCAATGTATCATTGAAGAATGGATTACGCGCTTTGGCTTTTTGTAAAGCCGTATAAAAGCCACGCATAAAAGCTGGCACTTGTGTTGGATCTTCACCAAACATCCCTTCTTTGGGTAATAAGGTAGACCGGGCAGTCGGGTCATCAATTCTAGTAAGACCAGCCGTAAAAGATGAGACTGTAGGCGCAAGAGACAAACCAGCCTCTGTAAGTTTTTGCCCAGCCATTTCTTGCATTTTAGTTAATATTGCTTTTGGGTCTTTGCCGCCCCTAAATATAGAAGCCATTTCTTCCACTCCCTGTAAGAATGGAAGCTGCATAGAATATTGCGCAATGCCCAACGCACTAGCCGCAGCTAGGTTTTCTAACACGCCAACATCATCTTCATACTGCGAGTAATAAGCAAAGTCCGCTGCCATAGCAAGCAAGCCCGAAACAGGATCAAAACGTGAATAAGTGTAAGATGTATAAGTTCCATCCCACTTGCCAGCCTCATCTCTGTTTTTAAAATTAATTGAGAAGGGCTGCAAGCCTTGTCGAGCCATTGCTTGTTTTGCTTTAAAATCTGATGGCCCTGATCCTAAAATCATTACATCATTATCAGGTGTATCAAGCCCCATTGCACTATAAGCAAACATCCCCATAACAGATGACCCAAGCGCAATCTTTGCCATTTCTTTATCGGCGGCTCTGCCACCAGCCTTCAATGCTTCTCTGGTGCTTGGAAACGCCAGCGAAAGTGGTGTGCGCTTTAATGTTTCTTTCATCACGTTTGTTGGTGTTTTATAAAACGGCACAAATAATTTTAGCAATGGATGAGACATTGCACCTTGCATATCACCAAGAAACCCACCAAGGTCTGACTGAAATGTCATTTGCCTAGCGGCATCCTTTGAGTTTTGCACCACAATTTCTGGGGGGTTTGTAAGGATGCGGGCCTCTTCAGCCGCGCCAGCAGCTTTAGCCTCATCTAAAGTTTTACCAGCCGCAAGAGTTTGATCAAACATATTTGCGCCGCGTTCTGCCGCTTCTTGGCTTAAAGCCATACGATAACCAATGCCCTTGAAAAACTCATCTTCAGTGAGTAACAGCCTGCCGCCCATACGCAATTGCGAGCCAATTATGTTTAATGTTCCAGCGGCTATGTTGCCACTGCTGATTTGATCATAAATTACACGCGGGTCGCCACTATCACCAATAGCCCGGCGTTGGCGCACATCAATTTTGGACGCAAGATCTGATGCCTCTTCAGTCAAAAGTGTTTTACCGGCCACAACAAACGCATCAGCAATACTTGTGCGGATTGCGTCCAATTGCACAAAACCTTCTCTTGCTTGTACGCGCTCAGTGTTGCCGGTGATGGCAGATCGGCCTCTGCCAATAACAGCCGCAAGATAAGTCTCAGCAACTCTAGTCATCATAAACATGCTGTTGCCAGCGATGTTGACCATATGTGTTGTTGGGTGTGACAGGATACTGTTAATCCAGACCTCAGTGATCACATCCATAGTTTTAGACATAATACCCTGCTGCAAAAACTTAGCCCGGCCCGGCTTTGGCAGTGCCATATACATCGTATGAATATACTCAAAATCCTGCGGCCCATCAGCGCCAAATAAGCTACCAAGCTCAGATGCCGTGGCCGCATAATTTTCACCAGTCATTTCGCCAAAAGCGCGGATAGCGTAAAGCGAGCGCCCAGCCTCACTGCTTGCCCCTGACACGTTGGCATAGAGATTGGCGCGGATCGTACCCATTTGATAAAATCTGTTCATCGCCGCGTCGCGCTCTGGCCCTGCTGGCAATTTACCAGCAGCTACAGCTAACTCATCTGTCTCTTTTGTAATTTGGACAATTGCCAACATGCCGCCAACTAGCTCTTCTGGTTTGGCTGTTTGCCCGGCATTGCGCGTTAACCACTCTGTCAGGATGTTGTCAATTCCCTGCTCTTCTGCGGCTTTAAGCATATCATTAAAATTAAATGTGCCGCGCCGGGCTTGCTCAAACAAATCCTTGTTTGCGTCTTTGAGCCTAGCCATATAATCAGCCATCTCAAACTCACCGAGGCTTTCGGCAATGCGCGGAAAGTTAATGCCCTTTTTATATTTACCGCCGGTCAGAAGATCGACAGTTTTCATTTCATCTTCGGTTGCTGGCCTAATAATTACCTGACCACCAATCTCGTGAATTGGTTTATCAGGAAATGGTGGCAAAACTTTTTCTTCTGCTTTTTTAACGCGGCCAGCCACACTCTTAACAACGCCGGTTATTGCATCGCCCATACCCGCAAGCTGGATTGGCCCCGGCTCTTCAACAGGCGTGATCATCTCAGGCGTAATGTCTTGCTCAGTCGCAAGGGTATCTAAAGCCACATCGGCATCAGGTGTTGGCTCTGCCAGCGTCTGACTGGTGGTGCCAGTCAGGATGTCAATTTGTTCTTCTGTGACGTTAGATATTGCCATCATTAAATCCTTTACTCGCGAAACTGCTCTGGCAGTTCAAGCTTTTCTTCTGCGCTTAACTCTTTTGGAGCTTCGCCAAAATAAGCAATATCCAAATAATTTTTTCTATTCAGCGGTATTTTGTACTTGTTCATCAACTGCACCACTGGGTCGCTGCCAAGTTGGGGGGTTGATGCCGCCTGCTCGTTGTTCAATTGCATTTCTTGCTTCATCTAAAGTTACCTCACCTTTTCTGTATTTGTACCATATATTGTTGACATCCTCTACATTCTTGGCCTGACCTTTAAATTTGTCAGTAAACAAACCGCGCACAGCTTCCCAAGTTATAGACTGCATTTCTCTAGGCAAAACGCCGCGCTCTGCTGCGGCTCGCCGGTATGCTTCAGCATACAATCCATAGTTCCCTTGAACACCAGTTTTTGCTGAGTTCTTAGTTGCTCCAAGCCAATCAGCGCCCTGCTTTGCTTTTGCTGGGCTGCTACCAAAATTGTGATGCACCTCTGTAGCTTGACCAGATAACGGCCTCAACAAAGAAGCAGCAACAGCGTGTGTGTCAATTGTTACGTCACCATTTGGCCCATTAGGATCAAGGATATTATTATAGAAACTGCGAACCTTGTGCTTTGTTCCCATCAATGGGGTCAAAACATTTTTATCACCGCCACTTTCAAAAGCAGAAACAGCTTTAGAAATTTCAACAATTGATCCCCAGCCTGTGCCTTTGGGTTCACCTTTGCCGGTCATAGCTGTGCCAATAAAATCACCTTCTGGTGACACAATTTGATGGCTTCTGTCAGCGTATGTCTCATCATGCAGGCGCAGCCAAATAGCTTTTTCTGCTGGCAATTCAAGTTCAGATAATTTCTTTTCTGAGATAGCTTTGATTATAGCCTGATCTTGTGGCTTGTTAAATTTTTCCAAACCAGTTTTTAACATCTCTTTAGAAAATACTGTGTCTTGTTGGTTACTCATTATATCCAAGACGCGCTCGGCAAGACTTACATTCATATACCAATCTTTTTGTGGCGATAACGCTGCAAGAACACCGGCAATAGAGCTATCTGGCAGATTGTATTTTTCAGACCATTTGTCAGTAATTGCTCTAGCGCCATCATACCATTTTTTAGAACGCTCTCTGGTTTGCTCTGGCACTTTGTCAAACACCCAAAGCAGATTGTTTTTTGCGTGTTCAATAAATGCCTCACCAGCCTCGGCTGGCGGCAATGCCGCCTCTGCCTCAGTCATGTTCGGGTAGTTTTTAACAATCCCAACATTATGCTCAAACACAACAGGATCAGCCGCAACTTCATCTAGCCCGATTTGCAGTGGCTGCGCAATTGGGTCTTCTGTTGCTGCCTTTGCGGTTGGAAGCCTAGTTGATATTCTATTTGGGTTTGCTTCAACTTGCCTTGCCCCGCCCATCAGCTTTTGACCGGCAACCTCATTAACAATTTTCTCTATTTTATTGTCAAATGATTTCCTAGAAATTTGACCGAACACTTGTTTGCCTTCTGGCGGTGGGGTCATTGGCAATTGATCCAAATAATCATTTATCCGTTTGGTTCCTGTCCCGTGATCTGAGACCCTAACCTGCCCCCATTTGCCGTCTGCTGTCTTAACAGTTAAATAATTGCTGTCGCCAGCGGCGCTACCACTTCTTGTTAAGCCAATAGCCGCATCTGGGTTTTTTTCTAATATTTTAGAAACCAATAATTTAGTTGTTTCATCAGCTTTTTGCAGGTTTTCCTTTGTTAGCGGAAAAGACCCAGCGCCAAATGATTGTGGCGCGTCTTTCATAGAAGCCTCGCCTACTTCAGATAGGAGGCTGTTTTGATCAACTTTGCCTGCTCCACCAAACGCTTTCTGAACGCCCACAATAGCCTCATCAATCACTTGTGTAGGATCGGCACCCATACCAAGCGTGACGCCGCTCTTGGCCTCCTCTAGCCGCGCTGGTGCGCCCTCTACATATCCACCAACAGCCTCTGCGCCTTTCTTAGCGCCAGTGCCAAAACCAATAACCTCACCAACCAATGCGCCTTGCTTCAAACCTTGTTTGGCCTCATCGCTGATTGGCAACATATCAACGCCAGCATCATAAAGCTCAAACGCTTTCTCTGACCCAATGACGCCAGAGATGCTGCTAAATCCTTTTAAGAACTCCTCAATGCGGCTACCCTCTTCGGCAGTCGCCGCCTGCACACCGCCCTTAACCAGAGCCGCAATATCAGGAATAGCAGTTGCTGCGCCAATAGCAGCGCCGGGGACTACGCCGCCCATAGTACCGGCAACCTCGGCCTCAGTAACAGGCGCACCGGCAGCTTGTGAAAGCGCGTAAATGTCAGGCTTTACACCGCCGCCAAACACATCAGCCATACCCAAAGTTTTGCCGGTTGGGTCTATGCTTTGCGCGGTGACCGTGCCATCCTCTTGCATAACAGCGTCAACCTCAAGCCCAGAGTTCTTGAGGTAATATGTTTTATCCCATTCTCGCTCTAGGTTCATTACTGCGATCCTAATATTGTAAATGATTTTTTAAGAC